TTGGCCAATTCCGTCATTAACATCATATAACTTTCTAACTAATGGATTAAATGCGGTTGTTCCAGAATATAAATTCCTAAACACCATTTTAATTTTTCCGTGAATTTTGTAATTATTAGATTCGAATCTTTCAGTTTCAAATTGCGTAGCAATGTCTAAAACAATATCCCTATCCCCCTGTCTTAATAAGGCTTCGGTTTCGTCTAAATTAACTCTTATATTTAAATCTTCCTCATTAGATTTGAAGAATCTTTTAGTTGGTAATATGATTTTCTTTTTATCCATTATTCAGCTGATGTAAAGGCCCCTTTATCTCCAAAATATTGGATAAATTTATCTACTCCAGTTTTACCAACTCTTAAACCAAAATAAAACATAAATGAGGTTGATAAGATTTGAGTATTACCATTGTAATAATCTTGAGTTCTTCTTATGATGAAATCGTCAGTATAATCCCAAGATTGGGTTTCCCAAGTACCACTGTTCCCGTATCTAGTATAAAGTACTCCTGATAAGGGAGATGTCACACTTCCACTAGTTACATAAAGATAAGTGTATCCTGGATATTCGTTATCATATAATGTGTGATTATCCACACCGGTTTCTACTACGTCAAAATCCACCACATCAGTAGCATTACCTGTGTTGATAGTTAAACCACTAAATGTATACGTCATTGGTAGTAATAGATATTTGTCGCTAGAATCGTCCGATGAACTAGTTAAATTATAACCATAAGTCATACCCTGTAATGGTTGTACTTGGACGTTACCATAGTCCCAAGATTGATTATCAAAAGTAGGTCCATTATTGGGGTCGTCATTATATGGACCAAATCCAGTCCCCTTCTTATCCCATAGAAAGAATGGTACTTTTTGTGAAGATTCGGTTAATCTTCCTTGAATTTGTGTTATACCGTCATTTGCAATGTGGGTAGGTTCGTTTAAACACGACCTAACTCTTTCACCGTCTTCACCTAAGAAAAATGTTATAGGTAATGGGCCCCAAACATTTGTTCCGTTTTTAAAAACTTGTGGATATAATTCAGGGTCTAAGAATTGGTATGAATATCCCGCGTAATTTGGATTTTGTAAATCAAATTCTTCAATTCCTACTTCATTATTAATTGAAATTAATTGTAATAAATCCCCGTCAAATACTTGAGTGGTATAACTAAAACCTCTGTTATTAAAAAAGTCTTTAATGTCGTGACCATTATTTGTGGTGTCTAATCTGTAGTTGATTGCCAACCCCATCAATTCCCCAAAACTTTTGAATGATGTCGGACCAATTTGTCTCGTTACTGAACAATTAGGATCTAACGACGGGTCAATACATATTTCTTTAATAAATTCATCTCTAGGCCCTAAATCTACCATAGTTGTAGGTCTTCCAATTTGAGTATTTCTATCTATTCTTCCCCATTCTGATTCACTTCGATATATTGCAGACCTATAGTAGTATCTACTTTCACTAGAAATGTATTTTACAATTTGGTTACAGTAACTACCTCTTTTTGCTTTAAACAAAAAGAAATATAATGAACCAGATAACCAATTGTCAACAAAGGAATAATTTACAATACCCCCACAGAATAGTTTACCAACTCTTTTCCTTATTCTATATTCTTTTAATATATCATATAGTTGACTTAAACTTTGTGACCCTGGTACAATTGTAAAAACTCCATCACTAAATTCACTATAACCACTAAGTGTTTGTCGTGTAAATACGTCACCACCATATCCAGTAACTAATTGATAACTACCATCTCCAATTCTACTTGCTGTTACGTCATCACCAGGATTATACGTTGATTGTTCAGTACGTCCAGAACCAATGTAATATGTATAAACTAAATTTTCATTATACGGTACATCGTATAATCCACATCCAGTTTCAACGTCAACCGTAGTTACTAATCCAGTCGGTGTCGCATTTATATCTACAATCAACACACCAGTGTATGTTGTATCGGTTAAAAAACCTTGAAATTCGTCATTAAGTGTTAGTGTATACCCACCACCAACTATAGGTGTGGAGGTAAAACTAGACGACGTTAATGGTATGTAAGTCATTGTAGTTCCGGTTGATGGGTAAACATTTGGTATTTCAATCCCCAACGCATAATTACTTTGTCTATTAATAAAATCGGGTACGTCAACAATTGGAGTTGCATTAGTTTGACAATTTCCAACCGATGGTATCCCAACCGCAAAATTGTATACTGATAATGTTCTATTATCACTATCACTACTACCATAAACGTCAATTGTTCCAACTTGACAAAGATTTACCCCAACACTTGAGGATGGAGTTTGCCCATATTCCGAATTTTCCGTGTTACATTCCTCACACTCTGGGTAATTGATTAAATATAATTGTTTTTGTGTACTATTTTGTATGTTGTAACTAATTCTTATTAAAGCTCTTGCAACAGATTTAATTGGCCAAAAATATAACGCATCACCCACTCTATGGAATAGTTGTGCCATCGTATTAAAAAACCCTAACGTAACTAAGTTTAATAAATGTTCAATGAAAAGTAACACTTCTGAAATTAATAACGCAAATGTGAAATTCTTCTTGGCAAAATTAACAGGAGGTGTGACGATATCACTTGAACAATCTTCTTCATCGTTTGGTACAATTTCTTTTAATCCGACATATCGGTCGTTAGTGAATGTACTATTCTTGTAAAAAATATTTTGGAATGAAGACATAGTATAAACTTTATTATATGTCATTCTGTAAAAATAATCTCTTGGATTGTATTGTCCAAGTTCGTTATATAACATACCTTTATTAGTATCGTCACTAACCGCCGCCGATGGGTAATCGGAATAATTTGTCGAAAAGGCATATGACTTATCTTGGTCAGTTGAATATTCCCTAATATTAGGCACCAAATAAGATGCGGTTTTTCTTACTCTCGAATTACCTGAATCGTCTAACGAAAATCTAAATCTGTAACAAGCTGATGTTGGTACTCCTTTATTTGTGTCGTTAGTGATTTCGTTCTCACCAAATTCATTAGTGAAAACGTAATCCATATTCATCGGTATAGGTAATACAAATGCCCCATCCTCTGGAATATCCTCTTCAATGTTATACCGTTCTAATATTGGTCGATTGGTATCATCTTTTCTCGGTGTAAATCTGATTGCCTCAATTGTACCTGTTTTAGTTATTAAATCACATTTACGACCCATTTTACGTCGTGGTTGACAATTCTTATTTACCGAATTTTTACCACTATCTGTATATGTTCCACCGATAAAATATGCTGAAGGTTCTATTTTTACTCCCGCCTCTGATAAATCGAAATCGGTTCTTGTTAAACCAATTTCACAGATGTCCTCGTTACCCCAAAAAGGAAAAACTTCAATACTTTTGTTAAATGACACCACTTGTGGTAATGAATCTAAATCAACGGATGATTTGTATTGGTAAGTATTTTTAAATTGGTCGGGACCTAATCCTTGTCTTATAAAATCATAAGGTCTAAATGAGAAGCATCCAATATCGGACAAATCTAAATCAACGTGAATTGTTTGTTCACCTAACGGAACTCCCCATATCATAAAGTCACCAGCGTTATTGGTTTTTACCGTATACTTATAATATTTTTCATATACCTCTAAAACTTCTTCTCTAGTTAAAACATCAGATTGGTCAAAAAATGTTCCCGTAGGTTCGTGTCCTCCGTGTTGTTTTCTTGATGGTAGTAGATTGTATCTGTAGTTATCCTCATTTTTATCATTTACCGTTTTAAATGGGTACAATGTTGAGATAACAGGGTCTTGTTCGTCCTCATCCGATAACGGTATGAAAATAGAAATTCGTGCATTAGGTACACCTAAACCGTCATTAACGGTAATTCTACCACAAACAACACCATAATCAGCACAAAGAGATGCGTACACATCTTTCTGTGTAAATTTCAAAGATAAGACCTCTAATAAGTCAAAATCTTGTTTAAGTTCGACTTTAACGATTTGGTCTTTACCAATATTCGTAGATATTCTATGTTTTTGTATCATTCTTATAATAAATAGAAAGCAGAGTATTTTCTATTATAATAAGAAAAAAATTAATTAAAAGGTAGTCGAAGTTAAAGGTTTAACTCTAACTCTAATATCTTTATTTGGTGTTCTTATTTGGAATATTTGATTTGACTTCATATAAACCGTCATATCCGCCTGTTGAATCTCCTTGGTTACCGAATCTTTATATGATTGTGATACTTCAGCTTGTGAATATTCTCCACCTGTCTTATTAAAAACTCTAACGTCCACGACATTCACAACCCCACTAGTCGTTCCAATTTCTTTTAATAACTCTCCAGTGAATAATGGGTCTCCCATTTTTCTTTTCTCGATGGCAAAAAATGAAATAGTTTTTTCAACTATAGATTTAACGACGTCAGATTCAAGTTCGTTTCTATCGATTACCACATCAATTTCTAACCCTAAATCGATAACCTCACCACTTTGTATCTCAACAAAATCGTTAATCATTCTAAATTGTGAAATGTAATCTGTGATATTATTTTTTAATGTGTTAGAAACGACATCAGTTAGATTACCACTCGAGTCGTAAGATAGTAATTTGATTTTAATTTTATTATCCTCTTCCATTACGTTTACCTTTGCAGGTGCTCCAAATGTCGGTGGCATATTTTCAATTACTGACTTATAATCATTTAACGTCACGGCTCTATTTTGAGCAGCAAAGTTGTAGGAAATCATATTTCTTATTTCGTCAATTGTTGGTTGGTCGGATCCACCTATTGCAGGTGTAATATTAGTAACCCTTAGAGATTGGATAACTTGTGAATTAACTGTTGATACAGGTCCATTTACTAAAAATTCAACATTATCAACACTATTAATTACATTAACCCCTAAATTCGAGTCTTTACCACCACCAATTCTATATTTCACAAATAAAGTAGTGTTTTTCTTAGGTACCGCACCTAAAGATACGTTGTTCAAATATGTACCTAAATTAACTTTTAAGTTACCGGTAATGTAGTTATCTAAATTATCCATTGGATTTACAGTACCTGAACCAAATGTCATTGAAAAATAACCTTCAGGTGTATGTTCTGTCATAAATTTATTTGTAACAGGAAGATACGTTCCGGGGATAAAATTATCTTTATCTGAAATTTTAGTTGGGTCTTTAATAAAAACCTTTTCTTCCATTAATGATTTTACTTCATACCATTTGTTGGTCGATGATGTAAATTCAGATGATGTAGGGTTTGAACCAAACGATGTTCCTTCTTTATGTATTGCAGAAACAATACCTAATACGTTTTGTTCCGGTAAGTAAAGTTTTAAAAATGGTTTTTGGTCTAAATCAGTAATAACTCTTCTGTAGATTCTTGACACTCCATTTACGACCGCTTCTCTCTTAGTTATGGTATAAGATACCAATTTATTATTTCCGTCGAAATTAGGTATCTTTAAACGATTAGGTTCCCCTCTACTATTAAATGGATTTGAGAAATCTGTGTCTTCGATAGTTTCAAAAATTTGTCCTCCTCCCGATATTTGGGCACCCGCCTTTAATAATCCAAGATATTCCGTTTTTTCTTTATCACCCGCAACTGGTACATTAATGGAAAAATCACATAAAGCAACTGATGGTCTATTCCCTGGGATTCTTAATCCGTAGGTTTTGGCAATATGAAAAAGAGATTGTCTTTGTTGTGCAAAGTCCAACATTGTTTCTTGCCATACTCTATCAATATGGAAATGCAAATTGTCAGCAACCGCAGCATTTAAATCTAATAAGACTGAAAATATTGAAGCGTCGTTGGTGTTCTTTATTAAATCTGGATAGTAGTCGTTAGTTAAATTAACCAGTTCCTGTCTTAATCCAGCGAAGTCTCTAGTTGAGTATGATATTTTTTTTGCCATTTTATATGTTTATAATTACAAAATCGGAAGAAGTAAATGATCCGTTATTAACTGTATAGTCTATTTTAACCTTAGCGGTGTATGGTTTACTTGATGAATCCGATGTTCTAAATAATCTTTCATCCTCATCTTGTGAGTATAATTTAGTTTCGTCGGGGTCATTTTCCGCCGATGTTATGTTTATTGAATTTATATCCAAATTTGGAATAAAACTTTTAACACTTTCTCTTATTTCATCTTCAATTGCTTCGAATGTTACTACGTCATTCTGGTCAAAAATATATTCGTATAATCTAGTTCCAAAATCAGGTAAGTAATATCTACTGCCCTTTCTTGTTAATAGTAGGTGAACCAAATTAGCACGAACTTCTCTTTCAGGTGATTCCGTCATTTTCAAAAAGTCACCCTTTAAACTATTCCTAAATGGAAAATCTATACCGTAAGTTGCTGCCATATCAAATAAATATAAACTATTATAAAATGGTAATAAATAAAAATCCCAACCGAAGTTGGGATTTAAAAATTGTTTTTATGAACCACATCCTTCACACTCAAAGGGTGAGTCGGTTGGTCTATTTGAAACCATAACGACTTCCGGTGTTTGTTCACTAATCAATGTATTATTTGTAGGTGCTTCTACATTTGTATTTGATTGTGTTAACTCAGTTGGTTTAGATACTGAAGTGTCAACACCTAAACCTTTAATAGCATCGACCGCCGCCCTGGTTCTAAGGTAGTACATACCCGTTTTTAACCCTAATTTCCAACCAAATAAGTGAGCCGCCAATAATTTAGGTTTAGTGGCATTATCCACAAATAAGTTTAACGATTGTGATTGGTCAATGAAAATACTTCTATTCGCCGCCATCTGTAACACTCGTTTTTGTGACATTTCCCAAACCGTTTTATATACTTCTTTCAATTCAGTAGGTATTTCTGGAATATTTTGAACTGAACCATTTTCCATAATAAGTTTATTTTTAATGGTTTCATTCCACAAGTCTAACTTTAATAGGTCACTAACTAAGTGTTTATTAATCATAATAAACTCACCACTTAATGTTCTACGAGAATAAAGATTAGTTGTAAATGGTTCAAACGCTTCATTATTGCCCAATATCTGAGCCGTAGATGCAGTTGGCATTGGTGCAACTAATAATGAGTTTCTAACACCGTAGTTCTTAACTTCTTCTCTTAATGTCTTCCAATCCCATCTTCCTGATAAATCATCATCGGTTTTACCCCACATCTCATATTGGAAT